CATACGTCGGTGACGAGGATACTAGAACTGTCTACACCCACGTCGCGAGTGGGTGGCCTACTACCATGGGTGTACCGATCAAAGTGAAAGAATATTTCGGACCCGAATATAATAGTAAATTAGTATCATTAGATTATCTAGAGGAATTGCGAAAATGAGTGTTCTCCCCCCTGAAGCTAAGAAAGCCATGACGGCAGTCGTAGCTGCCATGGGTGGAGACGACTATAACTATTATTCTGATTTTACTACTACTGTTTCTTCTAGTAGTAGAGCAAAGATTATAGCAACTTTCAGAGTAGTGGTTCCTCAAGTTCAAAGACAGAGAGCCACAGCTAATCTCCAGAGAAACATTGGTGATAAGTATGTCGTCAGTGCTGAGAACAATCAGATTGATGTTCTGATTACTGGAACTAATAAGAAAATCAGAATCAATGTAAAACCACCCGTTGGTGGTGGTTATTCGGCGTCTAAGAAGACAGCTATTGCTGAATCTGCTCAAGCAGTATATTGTCAGTACGTTGTTGACAATACAGGAGTTACTCTTGATAGTGTCATTGACTCAGCAAAACTGAAGATAGCATACGACAAGTGTGTTACCACAGGTGCCTCTTTTGAGGAGATTGAGTCTATAGACCCTGATTGGAAGAGGTCATCAATCATGGGAGCACTTAGACTTAAACGACCATATATTTCAGGATATAAGTACCTTAGAGGTGGTGATCTTGTTGATACAGTTAAAGATGCTTTTGATAAAGTGAAGAAAGCTCAGAAAATGACTTCACTCGATCTAAACAAATGGTCACCAGCTGATATCTACATTGCAAAGAATGGATTTACTGTACAACAGTTGAAACAAGAATTAGATGGCGTCAAAACATGGGAATCTCTAAACGCTAGAATGCTTAAATTGATGACATCCAAGACATTTATTGGAGTGTCTCTCAAGAAAATGAAATCTTCGGCAACCCTTATTCCTGTAAATGTATCTTCAGTCGATAGGCACAATACTGATAAAATCAGTTATGAAAAAATGAGTTCACCCATATATTCAACTAGTGGTTACATCTACGGTAAAAAAGGTGCTTCAACTGTTGAAGTTAATCTTAGGACTTTCACTAGTGATGGTGGTTTCGCTGGTGAGATTACTGGGGGTGGTAGTGCAAGACATGGAAAGGTTGGTCATGGTCCAATTAATAAGATTTTGAAATCTCATGGACTTCCAGAACTTCCAGACAATCCAACTTCTAGGAGCATTGCTAATCAAGGGACAGACAAAATGGCTCAGTGGGTGGCAAAAACATCAGTAAGTCTTGGGTTAATCAAACCAAATCAAGAAGCTGAGGCTGAGATGCAATGGAAAAGTCCAAAACCAACTGCGAAATCTGATAATCCTGTAAACTATAGACAATCAAAGTATCTTTCAGTAAAACTGCTTGAGATTATCAGTGGTATCAATGATAATGATACAAGAAATCTGGTAATTGAAGATATGATTAGATACGCTACCTCCACTATTAGGGGTGTATCGGGACCATATATGAAACTGTACTGACACTTGACAAACTGGACCACCCGTCTTGACTGGGTGGTCTTTTCATGCTAATATTACACTATAGAGATTGATTCACATGGCCAAGACTACCGAACGTCGTAAGTATCCGACTGTCCTCCGTTACCCTGGTGGTAAGTCACGGATCATTTACTATCTGTTCCGTAAGAACATGCTTCCTGAGAACATCAAGGAATACCGTGAGGGTTTCCTTGGTGGTGGGTCTTGTGCTCTTGCGTTCTCTGTCATGTATCCAGACGTTCCTGTCTGGGTCAATGATTTGTACTACAATTTGTTTGCTTTCTGGACACAACTTCAGAAGAATCCTGACCCCCTCATCAATCGACTCCTTGAACTCAAGGATGAAGCTTGTCGTGCTGATGGTGTAGAGGAACTAGAGAAGAAACACCGAGCTCTCTACGCTGACATGAGGGATCTCATCAACACTTCTGATGATGACTTTGACCTTGCTACTGCTTTCTATGTCCTGAATCGTTCTAGTTTCGGTGGTTTTACTGAACAGAACAAGAACGCTTTCATCCGTGATTCCTACAAGAACACTATCTTTTCACAGAGTAAGATCAAGAAACTTGCTAACATCAGTGAGATCATTCAACCCTGGAGGATCACCAATCAGGACTATCGTGACCTGATGGAAACTCCTGGTGAGGACGTATTTGTGTTCCTTGACCCCCCATATCTCATTAAAGACATGTTGTATGGTAAGGACAAGGAGATGCATACCAGTTTCTGTCATGAAGCTTTCGTCAAAGCATGTAAGGACACTCCCCACAACTGGATGATTACCTACAACGAACACCCCTGGTTGCGTGAACAGTTCGCTGACTTCCACATGGAGAACTTTGAGTTTCGTTACAGTCTCGCTCACCGTAAGGAGAACAAGAACAAGAAGGAAGAACTCCTTGTCATGAACTATCAACTTCCCCGTGATCTCCCTAAGAATAATGTGATCGAAGATTTGTTGTACGCCTGATCACACTAAATACTTTCATGGGAAAATATAACTGATGAAGAGTTTTTTCAACTTTCTCAAGGAAGCGAGAACGTCATCTGTCTCCGATCAAGCTAAATCAAGAGGTTTGACTGGAGACGGACACGGAAATTGGTATGATAAAGAAGGGAATAGAGTGGCTGTAACCAGTCGCGGAACTCTTAAAATGCTCACTAAAAAAGAGCCACCACAAGAAGAACCATCAGAAAGAGCCCAAACAACTCAACAGCCTGAAAGTGATGGACAAGAACAGCAAGGAGAGTTTGGAACGTTTGGCGATGGAAAGCCAAGGAGGATGCCAGCGCCTACGAGAGCAGATGGCTCACCTAAAGAGGATCTTGGACCTCTCACCGTTACCTTTGGAAGGTTCAATCCCCCCACGGTAGGTCATCAAAAACTACTTGACGCCGCTAAAAAGGCAGCAGGTAAGGGTTCTTTGAGGATTTATCCTTCAAGATCACAAGATCCGAAGAAAAATCCTTATGATCCTGACGAAAAAATTGATGTCATGAAGCAAATGTATCCCGATCACGCGGGAAATATTGTTAATGACCCTAATTCTAAGACTATTTTTGACGTTTTGAAGCAGGCTCATGAAGATGGATTTTCAAGTGTTAAAATTGTGGTTGGTGGTGACAGGGTTAAAGAGTTCACCAAATTATCAACCGACTACAATGGGAAACTCTATGATTTTTCTGACGTGGAGACTGTATCGGCTGGTGAAAGAGACCCAGATGCAGAGGGTGTAGAGGGAATGTCCGCTTCTAAGATGAGAAAAGCGGCCATGGAAGACGATTTTGAGACATATCGTACTGGTATTCCTGATATAATTGATGATAAAACAGCTAAAATGATGATGACCAACCTCAAAAAGAGGATGCAAGTCACCAAAGAGAGTTGGAATTTGTGGGAAATTGCACCCAAATTTGACTGGAAGAACCTTAGAGAGAACTATATTAAAGGTAAAATCTTCAATGTTGATCAACTAGTAGAGAACCTCAACACTGGTCTGGTTGGTAAAGTTATCCGTAGAGGAACCAATTACTTGATCTGTGTGACAGAAGAAAATGTGATGTTCAAGTCTTGGATTAGGGACATCCGTGAGTATACTGAGGTCAAAATGTCCAGAAAGACGAGAGTTCCTGGTAAACCAAACACTTTGACTGGTACTGATGGGTATTTTAAGAACATTGCAGACCTCACACCAGGGTTCAATAAAGGTGATAAGACCAACTTACAACCTGGAGCAAAGGCTTACAGGGGCCCAAGTGGAAGGGATTTCATAAATAAGTACAGGAAAAAGTAGTAAATTGGTCTCATGGACATTGAACTCAAGGAGTTGAGTAATATCTACCTTCAAACTCTTAAAGAGCAAGAGGACGGAGCAGCAGGTGAAGGGCAGAACCCACAACAATCTGCGGACGTTGGATCTCATGCAAAAGCTATCAGATATCAGGCTCGTAGGGACAATGTTCCTCTTCCGAAGGCTTTCAATGACTATATTGCAAAGAACCAATTGAGTGGCACTGAGAGAACTGCTCTGAGACAGAAACTTGGATTCATGGAATCCGTTGAAGAAAAGAAGTGTAATCACACCAAAGAAGGTAAAGAGTGTCCTGAACATGGGATGAAAGGTTGTCCTGTGGACGAACAAGAAGAGAAGACGGAAATCACGGAAATTCACGGTCAAGCTCATAAACCTCACGAAATTCCCTCTGGTAACTTAAAGAAACTGGTAAAGAAAGCAGTTAAAAGAATTGACACTGATGTTGATGGTGACACAGATCATAATGATAAGAAAAAAGGAGAGTTAGGTGAGTTTATTCCTGGTGTAGGAAATAAAAGATTGTTTTCAACAACTGGAACTAAAACTGCAAAAGAATCATATTCATCTTGGAGAGAGGAACTCCGTGAATTAGTTGATGTAACCTCTTCAAAACCCAAGACTGATGAGAAGTCCAGTGAAAAAATCTCTGAGAAGAAGGTAAAGAATAAGATTGTTATTAATCCTCCACAGGGAATGACTGAAGCTATCGAAGAACTTGGTGGTCAGATTCTAGAAATGGTTGAGATTGAAGAGGGTGATTTCCCTAAGGATGCTCCTTCTATCAAAGACGCTAAACCCGCTAAGAAAACTGATGTTAAGTATGATCCTCATATGAAAGTCATGGCTCCTACTATTAAAAAGGAGGAGACTGGTGATCCCAAACAAGATGCTGAAGCAAAGAAACAGTTAGCTGCTAAAGAACAAATGATGAGAAAGCAACACATGCTTTCAAGACAGAGACTTCAGATGCAGAAACAAGGTAAGTTACCTGCTGGCCACATGGATGAAGAGACTGAAGATTCTCTGAGAGATCGTCGCATGGAGCGCGGTGGTGTTGACGGTAATACACGTTATGATCGTCCTCCCGCAAGGAAGGCAACTAACGCTGAACTGGGTATCAAACCAGGTAAAACTGCACTTCAAAAAGAACTGGAGAAGAAGCACGGAAAAGGTAAATCCGCCATGGATATTGTAAGATCAGAAATCCGTGCTAAACATGGCAAAGGTGCAATCATCGATACTAAGAGGAAATGAAATGCCAGCAAAATCAAAGGCACAACAAAGATTCTTCGGGATGGTTAGAGCGACTCAAAAGGGGGAAATGGATTCCCCGTCGCCTGAGGTTTCCAAAGCTGCTTCCTCCATGTCCAAGTCCGACGTGAAGAAGTTTGCTAAAACCAAACATAAAGGACTACCAAGTAAGGTAGAAGAAGAATCGACGAAATGTAAAGAGGGTAGTTACTATTGTTACACTGATAAAAAGTGTAAACCAATTCCAAGGGGTTTCATGGTTGATCCTGAGGGTATGCTTCGTAAGGAGAACGGACACTCAAGAAAAAAGACTTTTAAAGAGTTTATGGGTGATATATAGATTAGTCCGCGAACTAATCATGCTTTCATTTTTACTTCCACTTGCTTCAAAAATTATTTCAGACGCAGTATCCAAGATTCCCGAAAATGAGGAACTGGGTGAAAAACTCATTGACATTTGTCTTGTAATTCTTGGTAAAGCAGTCAAACTGACCAAGACTGAAATGGATGATCAACTCTTAGAAGTAGTCTCAAAAGCTATCAAAGCTAGAGAAGAGGAGTGACACCTTTTTATAAATATTATTAGCTAATCAATCTTATAAGGTAGAGGACATGGCACTTTGGGGCAATAATGATGCTGTAGGATCTGGTGGAACAGTATCTCTTAATTACGATACTGGTGTTGTAACTGGTTCTGGTACTACTTTCGGCGAAACTGGTGCAGCACAAGAAGGTGATGTTATCAGATTTGGTGACAGAGCTGGAACTTATATGGGTGATGCAGTAATCATTTCAATTGCATCAACAATTTCACTTACTATTGGATCAACAGCTGGACTCAGTGGAGCTTCAATTGCTGGAACCAGTTTCTATGTGAGTCAACTTCCTAAGTATACTATTCTTGATAGTTCATACAGTGAAGTAAATGCAGCTTCTGCATCATATTCAGTGGTTCAGAGAACTTCGACGAGTCAAATTAGTTATGGTGGAACTACTCATATTCCTGTTGTTTCCACTGATAATATTCTTGTCGGTGATACGATTCAGGGTCCAACTTGGTCCGCAATTAATGTTTCGGCAGTTGGAGTTGGAACATATGGTTCATTTGTGACACTTGGTACTGGAATTGGTGCAGCTTCAACTGCTAGTGCAGGTGCTGCTATTACAGTTTCAAGGGAACAAGGAGGATATGACAAGTATGCATATGGCGTTTCTCAAGCAGGTTCTGAAGCAACATCTGGAACTCAGTTTGAAACTGGTGTAGGTTGGGTTGGTGTTACAACCTATAGAGATAGTTCAGGAAACCTGAGGGTTAAGAAAGAAATTCTGGTTGCTATGTCTGGTATCACTACGGGCAACACACCTGCTTACGGTAACCCACCTGTTTGATAAATGTTATTTACTGAATTGAATGAGGAGAATTTTCTCCTCTTCGCTATTAAAAATTATGAAAATCCACAAGCAGTAACTAAAGAAGACTTTGAAAAGGATTTAAATCATTTCAGGTATATCAAAAGGTTACTGAAAAGATATAAGAATAGCGGTGAACTCAAGACTCATCTTTTGATCAATCATTTTATTATCCTCTACAATATCTTTGGGGATGCCGCAACCCCTATGTTCTTTTATAAGATTGAAGATAATCTCTGGTCATCTGTCAAGACTTTCATAGTCTTCTTAAACAGATTACCAGAGTATCCTCATACTTATATTCATGAGATACCATTAGACCAAAGGTGTTGGGAAGAATTGGAGAAGATCGCAGATGGATGACAAGAAGTTTAACAAGATTCTGAACATTCTCAAGAGAGAACTCCAAGAAGAAGGAGTGCCAGTGAATAATGTTGGTCAAGGTAATATTGCTGGGACTTCTGAAGCTGGTGATGATCCACCAGTGAGAAGAAAGAAGAAGAGATACATCTATCAGAAGGGGCTAAGAAAAACTTGGAGTCCTACAAATGGAAGATCAAGTTAAACTAGCAGTATTAGATCAGAAATTAGAAGATCTCAAACCAGTCATCCTCAAGATTGATGCTGCGATTGAGAAACTTAGTGAGGTAAATACTACAGTTAGCAGAATGCTCGCTGTTCATGAGGAACGAATCACAAAACAGGAAGAAATTGACTCAGTACTGTTTGCTAAAATTGACAAACTCCGTGATAAAATGGACAGGGATCATGACATCGTATTGCAAAGAATACGTCAATTAGAGAAGAGAGTGTGGATGACGGTTGGAGCTTTGACCATCTCCACCCTTATTGTAAATAACTCTGGATTGTTCTCCAGACTCTTGACGACACCAGTAGAAACAGGTAGAATCGAGTCAAGCGTTATAGAGGGTTAATGGATTTTATTGATGTCAAATACATCAATTTGATATCTTCTAGACTTCTTAAGTTCAAAAAGGTCAAACCATATCTTTATAACTTCCGTTGCCCTATCTGTGGTGACTCCCAGAAACAGAAGAATAAGGCTCGTGGATACCTTTATAGGGTCAAGAACAATACAAATTACAAGTGTCACAATTGTGGTATCAGTGTGTCCTTTAATAACTTTCTGAAGGACGTTGACCCTGAGACACACAAGGAATATATCTTTGAGAAGTTCAAGGAGGGTCACACTGGTAAGAACTATGTGGCTGACACTCCAGAAGATGTATTTAAGAACCTAGATACTTCTAAACCTACGTTTAAGAAGAAGGTGAAGATTGATCTGCCAAGTGCATTTGATGTATCAAGGTCTAAGGAATATCTTGAGTCTAGGGCTATCTTTGATGGAGACTTTTACTACTGTGAAGACTTTAATCAATTCACTGGAAGTAAGAGTAAATACGAAGACCCGAGGATTGTTATTCCTCTGGTAAGAAACAATGTGTTGATAGGATTGCAGGGAAGAGCCCTAGATCGTAACCCTATTAAATACTTAACCATCATGTTCGATGAAGATGCACCAAAAGTCTATGGGCTTGATACAATTAATAAGGAGTTTCCCGTCTATATCGTCGAAGGACCCTTTGACAGCACTTTCCTCCCTAATAGTGTGGCTATGTGTGGTAGTGACGGTGAAATTCGTGATCTGGAGGGAAGCGATATCATTTATGTTTACGATAACGAACCCCGCAATAAAGAAATTGTCAGCCGCATTGGACGAGTCATTGAACGGGGAGGAAAGGTCGTCATCTGGCCATCAAACGTGAGGGAGAAAGACCTTAACGACATGGTTCTCGCTGGACACAAAGTCCCAGAACTGGTAAAATCGAATGTATATTCTGGACTAGAAGCTAAACTTAAATTCACCACCTGGAAAAAGATATGAGTAACGGTACAAAGGTTAAGAAGAGAGATGGTCGTATTGAATCTCTAGACCTTGATAAGATGCATCTGATGGTTGCAGAGGCTACCAGGGGTCTTGCGGGGGTCTCTGCGAGTCAAGTAGAGATGCAATCGGGTATCCAGTTCTATGATGGTATTTCAACCGATGAGATTCAAGAGATTCTTATCAAGAGTGCCAGTGACTTGATTGATTTGGATCATCCCAACTATCAGTTTGTTGCTGCTCGACTTCTTCTGTTTTCTATCAGGAAACAGATGTTTGGTCGTAGGAGTGAACATCCCTCTCTTCTCGATCATATCACTGAGACTTGCTATGCTGGTGTATATGACAAGGAAATCTTCACCAAGTATTCACAAGAAGAGATTGAGAAGGTTGGTCAATGGGTTGATCATGATCGAGATTTCTTGTTCACCTATGCTGGATTGCGTCAAGTTGTAGATAAATATTTGGTGCAGGACAGGAGTTCGGGAAAGGTATACGAGACTCCTCAGTTCATGTATATGATGATTGCTTTGACGATCTTCCAAGAATATCCAAAGGAGACAAGGCTCTCATATGTCAAGAGATACTACGACGCGATCTCCAAACACAGACTCAACATTCCCACACCTATCATGGCGGGAGTGCGAACTCCACTTCGACAATTTGCTAGCTGTGTTCTTATTGATGCTGATGACACCCTCGATAGCATCTTTAGTTCTGATATGGCTATCGGCAGATATGTTGCACAAAGGGCGGGTATCGGTATCAACGCAGGTAGAATCCGCGGCATCAACAGTAAGATCAGAGGCGGGGAAGTTCAGCACACTGGCGTTGTTCCGTTTCTCAAAAAATTTGAATCGACTGTCAGATGCTGCACTCAAAATGGCATCAGAGGTGGATCAGCTACGGTTCACTTTCCAATCTGGCACCAAGAAATCGAAGACATCATCGTACTCAAGAACAACAAAGGGACCGAAGACAACAGGGTAAGGAAACTTGACTACTCCATCCAACTTTCAAAACTTTTCTACGAGCGTTTCATCCAGGATGGAGAAATTAGCTTGTTCTCACCGCACGACGTACCAGGTCTATATGACGCTTTTGGTACTGATAGGTTCGATGATTTATATGTGGGGTTTGAACGAGATGAGTCTGTTCCAAGAAAGACTATCGGAGCTCAGAAACTCATTCTGGACCTCCTGAAGGAGAGAGCTGAAACTGGTCGTATCTATATTATGAACATCGACCACTGTAATTCCCACTCTTCGTTCAAGGATAAGGTGAATATGAGTAACCTCTGTCAAGAGATTACACTTCCAACTCATCCACTGAGTCATATTGATGATCTGTCTGGTGAGATTGCTCTCTGCATTCTGTCAGCAGTCAACGTCGGTAAGATTAAGTCTGATGAAGAATTGGAAGACCTCTGTGACCTCTCTGTGAGGTCCCTGGATGAGTTGATTGACTATCAGGACTATCCTATTAAAGCAGCAGAGATTGCGACTAAGGCTCGTCGTTCTTTGGGTATTGGGTTCATCGGTTTGGCTCACTATCTGGCTAAACTGGGTTACAAGTATGGTGACCAAGAGGCATGGGATGCTGTTCATGGACTCGCTGAGTCTTTCCAGTATTACCTCCTGAAGTCCTCAAACAACCTAGCTAAGGAGAAAGGACACTGTGAATACTTTGGTCGTACTAAGTATTCTGACGGTATTCTTCCCATTGATACATACAAGGAAGATGTAGACGAGATTACCTCTCAGGAGTTGGAACATGATTGGGAATCTCTTAGGACATCTATCAATGAATTCGGTCTTAGGCACTCAACACTGTCCGCACAGATGCCATCAGAAAGCAGTTCCGTTGTGTCAAACGCAACCAACGGAATTGAACCACCCCGTGATTTCCTGTCCGTTAAGAAATCAAAGAAGGGGCCTCTTAAACAGATTGTTCCATCCTATCAAAGTCTGAAGAATAACTACACACTTTTGTGGGAGATGCCTAACAATAAGGGGTATATAAATGTAGTGTCTGTGATGCAGAAATTCTTCGATCAAGCCATATCTGGCAACTGGTCGTACAATCCCGAACATTATCCAGACAATGAGGTTCCTGTTTCAGAAATGGCAAATGACCTCTTGACTACATATAAGTATGGATGGAAGACTTCTTACTATCAAAATACAAACGACCTCAAATCTGATGAGGTTGAGGATGAAGATCAGAAGTCAAAGTTAGATTCGTTGTTAGCAGAATTAGAACAAACCGAGGAGGGAGAGTGTGAATCCTGTGCAGTTTAAAGTTTCTCCAGTCGATAATAATATGACTAAAGTGGAAGGGATGACCGTTTTTAATACAGAACAGGTCAATACCAAGAAACAACCAATGTTCTTTGGTAAACCCCTAGGAGTTCAAAGATATGATTCTTATAAGTATCCTATCTTTGACAAACTTACAACCCAACAACTAGGATATTTTTGGAGACCAGAGGAAGTATCACTACAGAAAGATCGTGGGGATTATCAGTCACTTCGTCCAGAACAAAAACATATCTATACCTCTAACCTCAAGTATCAGATTATGCTTGACTCCATTCAAGGGCGTGGTCCTGGGATGGCTTTTATTCCTTATTGCAGCTTACCTGAATTAGAGGCATGTATGGAAGTCTGGGGATTCATGGAAATGATTCACTCCAGATCCTACACATATATCATCAAGAACGTATACTCAGATCCATCTGAAGTATTCGATAAGATTGTAACTGATGAACGTATCCTGGAACGTGCTTCCAGTGTTACAGAATCGTATGATGATTTCATTAACTGTGCCCAAACATGGGGCAGCAGTAATATGTGGCAAGATGATTGGAAAGATTCACCTACCGCACAATGGGATCGCAAAGATGTCAAAAGAAAACTGTACAGAGCAGTCGCCAACGTTAACATTCTTGAGGGTATTAGGTTCTACGTTAGTTTTGCTTGTTCTTTCGCCTTTGGTGAACTTAAACTCATGGAAGGATCAGCCAAGATCATCTCCTTGATTGCAAGAGATGAGAATCAACACTTGGCTATCACTCAGAACATCCTGAATAAGTGGAGACAGGGTGATGATCCTGAGATGGCTCAGATCATGAAGGAAGAGGAAGAGTGGACCTACGCAATGTTTGACAGAGCTGTCAACGAAGAGAAGAGATGGGCTGACTATCTGTTCAAGGATGGTTCGATGATTGGTCTGAATGACAAACTGTTACAACAGTATGTCGAGTGGATTGCAAACCGTAGACTGAAAGGCATCGGATTGAAACCAGTCTATGATATTCCAGCAAAAAACAATCCACTTCCTTGGACCCAACACTGGATCTCATCTAAGGGTCTACAAGTTGCACCACAAGAGACAGAGGTAGAAAGTTATGTCGTCGGCGGAATCAAACAAGATGTCAAGAAAGACACCTTCTCAGGATTCAAACTTTAATCTCATTTGGATGTTGATGGATCAGATTGAACCACTCACATCAGTCACAGCCAAAAAGATTGATGACTGGTGGTTTAATCAGGAGGTTCTAAATACTACAAAATGAATTGATTATGTGGAAGACGAAGATTACCCAAATCCTTGGAAATATATGGGCTCCGTGTTTAATCGGAGCGATGTTCGGGACTACTACGGTTTTGTTTATAACATTACCAATCTCCAGAACGAACGACAGTACATTGGGCGAAAGTATTTTTGGCAAAAACGAAAGCCTAGATCTAACGATAAAACTGTCAAGCGGAGAAGAGTTACATCTGAAAGCAACTGGCGCGACTACTATGGATCTTGTCCAGAGCTTAAACAGGATGTTGAAAAATACGGGAAAGAATCCTTTAGAAGAACTATACTGAGTCTCCATAAGACTCCTGGTAAAGTGAACTATGAGGAGACCCGTCAGCTCTTCCTTCACAATGTCTTGACAGAGAGCTTGACAGACGGGACACCCCTGTTCTACAATTCAAATGTCCTTGGAAGGTACTACAGGAAAGATTATTTTGACTACGATGATTAAGAAATTATTATCCCTCGCTCTCGTATTACCAATCTCATCAGCATGTGCTGCTGAGATCACAAGGACAGAATATGAGATTGAGGAGAAAAACATTACCCCCATTGAGGTGGTAAAGTCGTCTTGGAAGTGTCCTGACTGTAGTCCAGAAGAACAATATGTCCTTAAAGAACTCCAAGAACATACCAAGATTACAGATCGTAATTCTCTTGCAACGATCATGGGTAACATTAAACAGGAAAGCAAGTTCATTCCCAACATATGCGAGGGAGGGGCTCGAGTTTCTTACAGGGATTGCCTTAGCGGTGGTTATGGTCTTATTCAGTGGACCTCAGTAAACCGATATAATAATCTTGGTAAGTTCTGTGAAAACTATGGATGTGACCCCAGCAGTCTGGAGGGCCAAACTCGTTACATGATCAATGAGTCTGTATTCCAACGTTACCTTCCTGAGTTTGAGGGCGGTGGTAAAACCGTCTCTCAATACATGGTTCCCGCCTACTATTGGTTAGGGTGGGGCATCAAGGGTAATCGGGAGATTTACTCTTATAACTATACAAAGCGCTTAGTCTACGCATGATTGACAAAATCAAAGAAACATTAGGACAATTCTTTCACTCACCTGAGGCTTCTGGTACTTGGGATGACAAACTTCCATTCTGGGACGATGAAGACATTGAATGTGCAGTCGATGAGACACCTATTGATTGTGCAGATCTTCAGGAAAACTATACGGGTATTCCCGCTCCTGCTTACCTAGAAGATGATCCTTGGTTCGGTCCTGCTCCTTTCCGTAGTAAGAAACAACTGGATTACATAGAACAAGAGATTGAGATTAAGAAACAAGAAGAAGAGAACCGTCAGTATTGGACAAATGAATCTAAAGACATCCATCAAGAGATGTATGAGTTGGCGACCAAGAGTGGTAAGACCACCACTCAACTTAATCCTGTGGGTGGTTCAGAGACCTTTCAAGAGGGCCCAGGCGGTTGGATGTCAGGATCTGGATTCAATCAGTACAGGGGTTGACAGGGGTCACTCAATCGGTTATATTAAAAGGGTGGTCGAGAGGTCACTGCTGTAACCCCCTTGGTAGTTCAGGGTTAGAGGCGATAGGAACTACCACATGGGTCAGTAGCTCAGTGGAACAGAGCATCGCTCTTCTAAAGCGTTGGTCGCAGGTTCGAGTCCTGCCTGACCCGTAAACGGACTGGAATACATCCGTGCTCACGTCTCCGAGAGAAAAAAGAATCGGAAAACCAACCCGCGTGGGAGATAGGTGGGACCCCTATTGATGCCCCCGTCACTGACTGATCACCAGTGACGGTGTTGCCACTCTAACTCAGTTGGTAGAGTAGGGCTTTTGTAAAGCTCAAGTCGTCGGTTCGAGTCCGTCGAGTGGCTTTCCCACTTAGGTGGGAACAATCCCCTTCCGTGTGAAGATGTTGAAGGTTTCGTGCCTGTGATGGAAAAATCCTGAGGCTGTGTAAATCCTTCACCACTTGCGGGTGTAGTTCAGTTGGTAGAACGTCAGCCTTCCAAGCTGAATGTCAGGGGTTCAAGTCCCCTTACCCGCTTGGGTCAAAAGACCCTATATACTATTCATCTATTCAGTTTCAAGGTTCAATGAAAATCTTTTTAGACACTGCTGATACCGATACTATCCGCAGGTACTACAATACTGGATTGATTGATGGTGTTACCACCAATCCCACTCTGATCATGAAGAGTGGTAAATGTCCTACTGATGTGTATCAGGAAATCAAAGATATTGGTATCCAGGATATCAGTATGGAAGTGGTTGGTGACTACAATGAGATGGTGAAAGAAGGTCAGAGGTTACATAATCGTTTTGGTAATGTAGCTACTATCAAAGTACCTTGTACTGAAGATGGACTCATGGCCTGTGCTTATTTGGCTAAAGAGGGTATCAAAGTGAATGTCACTCTGATCTTCTCAGCAGCTCAGGCAATCTTGGCAGCTAAGTCTGGAGCTACCTATGTTTCACCATTTGTAGGACGACTTGATGACCAATCTGTTGCTGGTCTTGAAGTAGTCAGGTCTATCTCTGAGATTTATCGTGTTCATCGCATTAAAACTCAGGTACTGTCAGCTTCAATTCGTAGTGTTCAGAGGGTTGTTAGATCCTACTATAACGGAGCCCAAGTGGTCACGATGCCACCTGATATCTTCCAGAAAATGTATAGCCATGTTTTGACTGACAAAGGTCTTGAGATCTTTGACAAAGATTGGGCAGAAGTTACTCACAAAGTCGTATCTCCTCATCCAGACGAGGAGTAATATTCCTGTTTAGCTCAGTTGGTAGAGCACGGAGCTGTTAACTCTGTTGTCGCTGGTTCGAGCCCAGCAACAGGAGTATGGGAGTTTGGCGCAGCGGTAGCGCATCTGCTTTACACGCAGCTGGTCACTGGTTCGATCCCAGTAACTCCCATTCCCTAAGGAGGTCTATGAACAATGTTAGTAGTTCGATGCAAAAGATGCAACAAAGAGTTGACAGGAGGAAATCATCCACAGTCTTGTGGATGTCCCAACATGATGGTTGTAACTCAGGATAAGGTTACAGCCGTTGACTTGAATCAAGTTATCATGGTAAAATCAACAAAGGAAACCAAGAAAAAAGGAGTCCTTAGTTCTTCTGACTTATCCTTTCAAGAAGAACGACGCAAACGTAAAGTCCGCAAGTTAGACTTTGACGTTCGTTAGGAGAGGTGGTCGAGTGGTTTATGGCACTGGTCTTGAAAACCAGCGATGTGAAAGCATCCGTGGGTTCAAATCCCACCCTCTCCGCCACGGGGTGTAGCTCAGTTTGGTAGAGCACTCGCTTTGGGAGCGAGTGGCCGAAGGTTCAAATCCTTTCACCCCGATTGTCTAAATATGACAACAATGGAATTTTATTCAGTGGAATACTGGCAAGAGAATTGGGACACTCTTCTGGACAGAGTAGAAAATGGTGAGACAATAGGTATAGAGAATGAGAATGGGGAACAGGCAGTAATGGTTCCAGCGGATGATGAACTCATACGCATATACAAAGACCTTAACAACGAAGCTTCTTGAGGGACTGTCGCCTAATGGTTAAGGCCCACTGCTTATAACGGTGTGACCTGGGTTCAATTCCCAGCAGTCCTACTACAATGAGGAATCCCAATCGTGTTTAACGAGATAATATCTAAAAAAGAACAATCTGAACTGTTGAGATGGATATTTGAAAATGAAAATATTTTTGAAGAAAATATAGTTTCCTCAAATAGAAAGTTTCTTCGTATAAATTCAATTAAAAAAGTTCCAGAATTGTTTTTTGATATTAAAAAAAGAATTCTAGAAAAGGAAAATATAAAAAATTATGAACTAGATCCTTTTTTTGGAGATATGGTAACTTGGAATAGTGAGGGTGGATCTATTCAACTTCACGATGATCCTACCATCCCAGGAAGAGAACATTATAGATTTAATCTTTTTCTTAGTAAACCAATATCTGGTGGTGACCCAATTTATAATAATAAAAAATTAAATTTTAATGAAAGAGAGTATGTCAAGTATCATGTAAACAGATATAAACATATGTCTAAACCAGTTATTGGACAAAAACCGAGAATTGCAATATCATATGGTATATCGGTAGATCAGAGCACTAGTAATCTGATCTACTATTAGATTATATTTGGGGGGATTAGCAATCTGGTGAATGCACCGAACTCATAATTCGGCTGAGGTGGGTTCGATCCCCACATCCCCCATTGGTCAGTTTCACGACTGACCCCTTGACCTATCTGGTCTCTCACTCTATAATTACAGAGTAATCAATACAGAAGATGACTATTACTTCCAAGTTCAAGAAAGACATTACTACTCTTCGATCCGCAGTCGATGGTGAGTTTTTTCTCGATGTAAAGAATCCGAAACTTTACAAGAAAGTCCGCAAGTTTTATGAGAACGACGGTGTGGAGTTCTCAGGTGATCCTCTCGATGACTATGATATCTTGATTGATTGTATTGCTGAGGACCTTGAATCTGTGGAGGTTGCGTGAAGGTTTTACTGGAACGTTTCCCGTATCGTTATGTTGAAAATGGAACCCTAGAAAATGGTATGCCAGACTATCGTATTCAGAAAGCAAATGAATACACTAAACGATATTCTGACATGTATCTTCTTGATAATCAAATGCAGTTACTGACTGCAATTGATGATTTTGAATACACGAAATGGTTAGACCCTGATCGTGTTCCTTGTTATATTAAAGACTCGGTATGTCGTTAAACTAGCCCTGGTCGGGATGGGTTTCATGACCCCTCGGGTTTCTTGTTTTTCCATAAGAACAAGTGGTGCGGATGGAGGTAATACTCCCGCCAGGTTTCTTGTTTCCTGTCAAAGAATAAGTGGCGTGCATGTAAGACCTTTTAAAGGACGGGTGACCCCCGTCCTTTTTTTCATAAATAGGGTCGTAGAATTATTACTGAACAAATGGCTTATAAAGGAACTGCGGCCAAATCTGCCAGTGGTGCATCGATGTCTAAGTATGATGTTGAGGTTGAAGGAAGACTTCAGGCACTTGAATCAGCCATCGCTGAACTGAAGAAGGAAGTTGCTTCTCATAAACATCCTGCTCCCGCCGCTAAGTCTGGTGGAGACGGTGGAAGAGTTGATGCTTTGATTGAGAAGTTGAATAGGTGTGAAGCTATCACCCAGTATTTCCCTAAAGGTGCTGACGGTAAGAGAAGAATTGACATCTGACTCTTTAAGTCATAGAATAATATCAGACAAAACACAACAATGAGTGAATATAAGAAGACCGCACTAGTCCTTGGTGCGGGTGGCTTTATTGGTAGTCACATGGTCAAACGACTCCGCGAAGAGGGATACTGGGTTCGTGGAGTTGACCTTAAACATACTGAGTTCTCAAAGTCTGAAGCTCATGAATTTATTCAGGGTGATCTTCGCGACGTGAAGTTTGTCTCTCGGTGTATCCGATTTACTGGATACCTGGGAAACTTTTATGAACAAATTGCTGAAAAGTTTGTTCAACCTTTTGACGAAATCTATCAGTTTGCCGCTGATATGGGTGGTGCAGGTTTTGTTTTCACTGGTGAGAATGATGCAGACATCATGCATAACTCAGTTACTATCAACTTGAATGTTCTTGATGAACAACGTAAGTTGAATGAACACCATAAGGTAAATCAAACTAAAATCTTCTATTCTGGATCAGCGTGTATGTATCCAGAACACAATCAACTTGATCCCGATAATCCTGACTGCCGTGAAGAATCCGCATACCCAGCCGCCCCCGACTCTGAATATGGGTGGGAGAAACTTTTCAGTGAACGTCTCTACTTTGCTTACAATCGTAATTATGGCATCCCTGTTCGGGTGGCTCGTTACCACAACATCTTCGGACCTGAAGGAACCTGGGAAGGTGGAAGAGAGAAAGCACCAGCTGCAATCTGCCGTAAGGTCGCTTACCTCCCGCAGTCGGGTGGAGCAATCGAGGTGTGGGGAGATGGCCTACAGACTCGTTCCTTCCTGTTCATTGACGAATGCATTGAAGCGACTCGAAGGTTGATGGATTCGGAATTCATTGGACCTGTAAACATTGGTTCCGAAGAGATGGTTACTATCAATCAATTGGTGGAAACTGCTGCTAAGGTTTCTGGTAAGGAAGTAAGAAAGATGTACAAACTGGATGCTCCTCTAGGTGTTCGTGGACGCAACTCTAATAACGATGTTGTCCGCAGAGAACTTGGATGGGACTATTCTCAAACTCTTGAGGAAGGTATTTGTAAAACTTACGAATGGATCTCTGAACAAATTACTAACAAGCAAAAATGAAAATTGACATCGTTCGTGACGAAGTAAAGTCATTAGATATTGATCATCTTAAATCCCTGTCACTCAATCCTAATGATTGGCAGGTTTCTGGTATAAGCGAATATCGACTTTATGCTTACTTATCTACTTTGTTTAATAAAACGACAATTTTAGATATTGGAACTAGAACTGGTGGTTCTGCTCTGGCACTGTCTTATAATCCCAAGAACAATGTTAGGAGTTATGATATTGTGGAACAAGGTGCAAGTTCTATAAGGAAAGAAAATGTATCTTGGCTTATTGCAAATTTCATGGAAGACGATAACATTAACTGGGATAATGTTTCTATTATTGTAATTGATGTTGGTCCACATGACGGAAAGCAAGAACGTATTATGATGGATTGGTTGCGTGAAAAAGGTTGGAAAGGAATTCTTATTCACGACGACATTGGACCAGAGTGGCCTCTTATCCAAGAAATGTGGAATGAAATTGATGATGAAAAAATTGATGTGACTGACTTTGCTCACCTCAGCGGAACTGGAATAGTAAACTTTGGAAACTCGCACACAATTAAAGTATTAAGATGAAAATAACAATTCTAGGATCTGCAGGTCAGATTGGTGCATACCTTTCTGAATACCTCAGTAATAAGGGTCATGAAATCACGGATATTGATATCGTGAATGGTCCTGAGTTTGACCTCAGAGTAACACCTAACACTATTGTAGAGAAAGCAATTGAGAGTGCTGACTTTGTATTCTTCCTTGCTTTTGATGTTGGTGGTTCACGTTACCTGAAGAAGTATCAGCATACGTTTGAGTTTATCAATAACAACACTCGTATGATGGCAAACACTTTTCGTTTGCTGGACAAATACAGTAAGAGATTTGTATTTGCATCATCCCAGATGAGTAACATGTCTTACTCTCCTTACGGTGTGATGAAACGTGTAGGAGAACTGCACACCACTGCACTCAAGGGACTGACTGTTAAGTTCTGGAATGTCTATGGTATTGAGCATGACATGGAAAAAGCACATGTCATCACTGACTTCATCCGTAAGGGATTTGAAGAGAAGCAGTTTGAGATGATGACCGATGGTACAGAGGAGCGTCAGTTCCTCTATGCTGAGGATTGCTGTGAGGCATTGGAGACTGTCATGGAGTCTTACACTGACTTCAAACCAGAAGATCCCCTTCACATCACGTCATTCAGAACAGAGACAATCAAAGAGGTTGCCGCTATGATTAAGGGATGTTTTTACATGGATGAGATGTATG